GCGGAAATCTTAGCGATTAATTCTTGACCAAATCTTTCTAATCCCATATCGAACGTGACCAGCTCATCCAATATACGCCATGCGCCACCTGTTGTGCGCTGACCAAAGATAGCGGCTGGCGTTAAACCAAAGTCAATTCCAATTTGTAGGGGATACATAGGATCAAACTCTGGCTCGCCTGACATCATTTCATCATCATATTCAGGCCATACTGGTCTACCTTCTTGAACAAAGGTAAACATACCCTGCGCGTAACATCTGATCCAATCAGCGTTTTTACCACCGAGTAGCTGTTCATAGTAACCACCGGGTAGATTGTTCACATTCTCAGCTCTTGGATTCACCATCCACCACTTTCCAGCACTGAAGATGAATCCATTAGCTTCAGGATTGTCGGGTAAATCTTCCTCTTTACATGCTAACACACCACCGGGCTGTCTGAAAAAGTCCCAGCCATATTTACCTGTTATTGGTTTTTTCTCTGATACATTATGCCACCAATGGTCACTGTCTGGTGGGTTAGTATCCATCCATATGCCATGCCATGTAGCACCGCCATCAGCTTTAGTTGGATAACGACCAACACGATGCGTTAAACCATCAATAACGGCTTTAGGTAATTCTCTTGCCTCGTTACACCACGCACCTGTGATTTCTAAGGATAATAGTTTTCTTACGGATTGAGGCGTGTCTAAGGCAAGGAATATGACTTCACAGTCAATTCCTGCCGCGTCACCCCTAGGGGGTAACTTCAAATGGTGCGTAATAGGCGGTTGCCATCTCATGCCACCCCATGTGGATTCCGGGAATAACTCCTGCCAAGTCTTGATTGTGGTTGTTCTCAGCTCAGGATAAGTGTTTCTGACCACAACAAAGCGCGTATATCGGATACCATCTCTAGGACTAGGCTTTTGTTTGACCGCACGCAACATGATCTCTGCGGCACACCCATAGGACTTTCCTGATCCTACTGGCCCCATCAATCCTCGCACAAAAGAATCGCTGTTCAAGAACTTCCATACTGTAGGACTTTTTGTAAAATCTAAATCAAGCGCTGGTAGATCGTTCATATTCTTTTATCGTATTCCCTATTCGTTGTGCTATTTGTGGGACTATTGCATTTCCTAGTCCTTTAATTCTGTCCATCCTTCTGGGTATCCCATCAGCCACTCTACCCACGCTGGATTCAGTTGGCCATCGTCTTTCGATGTCCTGACGGCCTCGTCTAGATTTCCTCGATAGGTCGGACTTCCCATGTATCTGTTCCTCGGCGCTCCCTTGTAATCGCACGCGGCTGGTGTCGGCCACATCTTTTCTGGCGGTGGATATGCTACTTGCTCTCTCAGTGTTGCGTGTGTTGTTCTCCCTTGTCGATTTTTCTGATATTGCTTCTTCAAGGCCTCCTCTGACCTGATCGGGAGATGATCCATCGTATTCGGAGTAAGCCACAATCCAAAGTCTGTCTCTTTTGTGGTGGGCATCGACACCACAAGCTGGAACAATAAACGCCCTGCTGGAGTAGCCTTCGGCTTCCAAGTCAGCAAGCACTTTGTCGAGTCCCAATGCGACATGACCATAAACATTTTCGAAAACGCACCAAGTGGGTCTTTTGTGTGCAACAATTTTGCGGATGTACGGCCAGATATGGCGGTCATCTTTCTCGCCCCTTTGCTTCCCGGCAACACTAAAGGGCTGGCATGGGTAGCCTGCTGTGAGGATGTCGCAGTCTGGCACATATCTTTCTGGGTCACTCGCTAACTCCTTTACATCTTCTGTGATTGGCACATCAGGCCAATGTTTTTTTAGTATTTGTCTGCACCACTTCTCAGTATCACAAAACATAACTGGCTCAGACAATCCAGCCCATTCAAAGCCTAGGGCAAAGCCACCGATACCAGAACATAAATCAACATGCCTCAGCATTATTCAACCACCACAACCAACCCGAAATTTGCAATCGTATAGCCGAAGTAGACTGTGGCGAGTCCTAGATTTCCTTTATTCATCTGATCTATCGCAACAAACGCATAGATAAATGTAACGATAATAACCAGCCATGTACTCATTATTCGCTAAACGCCTCGAATAGTCTTTGTTTGTATTCATTGTGTTCAGCACACACACCATGCGCTACAGAGTATAATGATTCACCAAGTGCGGCATATGAATCTTTGGTGTGTCCTTCCCTGTGTATAGCACGCACTAAGTCGCGCAGAATGGCGTTACTTAATTCATCACTCTTAACTAATTCTAGTGCTTCTTTTAGCCATATCCTGAATTCATCCTCTAATACTTCGTTTATATTTATTTTGCTCATTATTCACTCCACGTTGCTAATACTGTCACGCCGGGCGTTTTTGAATACTTCTTCGTTCCCAAAACCTCATATACCTGACAGTCATCTTCATATAACACGCCATTCATGCCATCCATTATGGTTTTGACAATGTTATCTATGTCGGGTCTGTTGGGATAGATCAATTCTTTTTCTGCTAATTCTTTCTTTTTGTTAGTCCATGATTTAGGAATCTCGAATCGAGCATGGACATGAAGTTTAATTGGTAAGCCTACTGGATCTAGCTTCCACTTCTCCATCATAATCTGACATTGGTGCGCCACATGGCGCTCATATTCCACAGTCTTTTTTGGCGTATATGCACGCCCATTACCAAAGCGCGGTCTGCCCTTGCCTACTGGCTGGCCTTCTACGCAGAAATATATGCAATCAATCATTAGTCATCCAAGCCGGGACCTCAGTTACTTTGAAGTTATCTAATCCCAATCTCAGAACATCCGCACACAATAATGAAGTCGATACTTCTTGTTTTTCTGCCAGTAATTCTAAATCCGCTTTTAATTCATCAGGTATCCTGACATACAGCGTCACCAGATTATCAGCTTTTTGTTTTGATCTAGCCATCACTCACCTTCTTTAGCGCTTTCGCCTGTTTCGCCAGCATAGTCGTTATCCACGCTTCTGGCTTCCGTTTCCCCGACAACATCTCTGTTATGTGCGTCTCTGTTGTCCCCGTCCGATCCGCTAACTCCCTCGGACTCATCCGGGCCGACATCATCAGCATCCCCATGTGTTGTCCCAGATCGTGATACTTTTCTTTCTTCTTCCTCGGCATCATGCACCTCCATATACTCGGCAGTAGGCCCTCTCATGTTAATTCCAACAATAGACGGCTTATCTTCATTTTGCTCAGGCCCATCCAACATACCAACAGCCTTCGCAAGCACACGCAAAGTCGCAACCTTGTCGTGCATCTCGATATTCACCCCATCCTTTGTCACCTGAATCTTCTTAATCGCACGCAACGCATATTCTGGTATCTGATCTAACGGCTTGATCGTGCCATCCAAATCCATAATATCCATAATCGAACTAGTACCCAGCGTGAGTAACTCAGCCGCAATATGCTCTTTGTTCTTATACAGCGTCTCAGATGTTTTCAGCTTTCTTTGGACAGGGCGCACACCACCATATCTACCTAGCGGTGGGCGCTTGTCTATTTTGACTTTCTTCTCAGCCATTAAAACGGAATATCCGTATCATCAAAACCCGGTGCTGGTTGTGCTGAAGTTGCCGGGGCTTGTTGTTGTTGACGATCATCTTCAAACAGCGATAACCAAATATCACCATTCTGATCCGGGATAGGTAACGCCTCTAGTTTAATTCTTGGCGGCTTACCATCTTCTTTGTCAAAAGCCACACCCACTCGAATCCATACTGGCTTATCTCGATTAGGGACTTCTTTGGCTTGACTGACGTTATATCGTTTCATGTGGAACACTCCTTAGTAGCGGTTTCGATTAATTATGATTGGTGCTTGTGTCGCATATGGATTGTTAGGACTATATGGACTGTACTTACTGCCATATCTTCCATACGGATTATTGATCGAGTCTGGGCTGTACTTACTCCCATAACGACCATATTTGTTATAGATGCTGTTGGTGTCGTACTTGTTGTTCAAGTTTCCTAGGTACTTGCCTTCAGGTGATACCAAGTATGTATCCGCATGAGCAATACCCAGCGATAACAGTATAGCTAGTGTAATTTGTTTCATATTCTACTCCGATGTTAATTGAGCCTTAATTGTAACTGATAGCGGATTATAAGTGCAATCACTTTTTTTCATGAAAAACCCGAAAATAGTTTTGTGGGGGGGAGTAGTAGAGCACCCCACCAGTGGGGGGCCATAGGGTCATTTCTACAGAAGCCGTCAGATCATTCATATCAAACGATCACTTCAATCCATCCCTTGCTATAGGTCAGCCGTAGATAATCCCTTACATCTTAAATAAGAAGGCCCAGGGCCTCTACATTTTCTTATCCCTTACAAGTTGATTAACCATCGCTTTCAGTTGTGGCGATCCCAGCTTGTTCAATTCACGTTTCACTGGCTCAACAAAATAGCCAAGTGATCTGGCGATCTCCCTGTTGTTTTGCTTGCAGTGAGTAACATGCTTGCCGAGTATTGAACGCCATGTAATAAGTGTCAGCCCGTTATCTATCCATGACGTCATTAATGCAGTATCACGCTCATTCATAATTCGAGGTGTTCCCATCTGATCTGCATGTTTGCAAAATTCATTCATCATTTGTTTCACATTTTCTTTATATACGTTATTTGATACGTTAGATGGTACGTTATGTGCAACCTGTGGGTTTACACACATGAAACCTGTGGG